TGATTGAGAGCGTGCTCATTGGTGGGTTGGCAATACTTAATCTTTACACTGCCTTGATGCTTGTGATTCAAGAAAGGCGCCTTGATAAGTACAGATTGGCCAGTATGGCTCATACTTATTTTGAGGCTTTTGAAAAATTTTATGAGTTGTACGTAGAATATGGATACGATCCTGAAAAAATGCAGAAAGAGTTATCTATACACACTAAGAAAATGGGAGATTATTTCAATGAGCAACTTGACAACAATTAGAACCAGTGACCGTGTTAAATACCGTAAGTGCCGTCAGCTCTGGGATTTTAGTTCTGACATTCGTATGGGGTATAAACCTGTAAAGGAAATAGAAGCACTTGAGTTTGGTACTGCTATACACGCAGGTCTTGAGGCTTGGTATAACAGCTTCTCTTTTCCCTATGAAGTCAAGTATGCTGTCATGCTAAAAGCATTTATAGAAACTGTTGATAGTCAGCTTAGGGAGCTGGAAGACAACCCTCACTTTATGGTAGATAGTGAGACTGAACAAGAGTTTGAAGAGCGCCGTGTGCTAGGCACTGGCATGCTGAACTACTATGCCGATTATAGCATGAAGAATGATTCGTTTGAGGTGGTTGATGTTGAGTACGAGTTCCAAATTCCTCTCTTCGACTCAGTGGTTTATGAGGGTAAGATTGATCTGATAGTACGTGACTCACACGGAGAGATTTATCTCATAGATCATAAAACGGCTGGCAGGTTAGGGGCCACAGGATGGCTTGACGTAGACACGCAGATAAGCTCCTACTGTTGGGCCTTGTGGGAAGAAGGCTACAATGTTGCAGGCTTCACGTACAATCAGCTTTTCAAGGGTTACCCTAAGCGTCCCAAAGTAAACAAGAATGGTTCACTTAGCAAGGATAAGGACCAACACACTACATACGATATGTACTGCGAAGCGCTAGAAGATGAAGGTTTAGATTTCGGAGACTACACTGACATGCTTGACCACCTTAAGAATAACCCCAAAGAATATGTACGTCGGCGCACAGTAATGCGTAGTGTATCTGAGCTTGAGCAACAGCGTAGCATCATCATGTCCGAAGCAAAGGAAATGGTGAACAATCCTACCATCTATCCCAATCCCAACGAGTTTAATTGTAACTCGTGTAAGTTTTTTGAGCCTTGCTTAGCTCGGCTAGAGCAGAGCGATCCGCACGACTTTCTTGATAACCCAGAACTCTACATTCAGGGTGAATGAAGTAAAGGAACATTAGATGCCTAACCTTGAAAAAATTGGTGGTAAACCAGTGCGATCAGCATCACAAGTTGAGCGTAGATTTACTTGCCTGTTGTATGGAGCTAGTGGTGTAGGCAAGACCACTTTGGCTGCTAGTTCATCGGAAGTTTCTTCCATGAGTCCTGTACTGTTTCTTGATATCGAAGATGGTCAAGAGGCAGTAAAAGACCTTTACCATGTAGACTCGGTTCGTACTACTAATATCCACGAACTCCAAAAAATCTATGAAGAACTCCGTCGCGGCAGTACGGGGTATAATACCGTGGTTGTTGACAATGTGACTGAGTTGCAGCAGCACGGCATGGCTGATATCATGGATGAAACAGACGAGTGGGTTGATCCAGAGGTACCAGGATGGCCTACTTATCAACGCAGCACAGAGCAGATGAGGCGCTTTGTGCGCGGTTTTCGTGACCTTCAGATGAACGTGATCTTCACAGCTCACGTTACGACAGAAGAGAACGAAAGGACGAAGAAGGAACGCTACCGCCCATACCTCACTAAGAAGGTTAGCGAGCAGATTCCTGGCTTCGTAAATCAAGTCCTGTACATGTTCGTGCAGGGAAAGGAGGATCGTATAGTCCAGACTGTTACTACTGACTCTGTAGTTGCGAAAGACCGTTCACGTAAGTTGCCCGAAACGATTAAGTCCCCTAACATGCAAACTGTTTGGGATTACATGGAGGATAAGCAACATGGTCAAGGTTAACTTTGCAGGCGTTGATGACCCTGGCTTTGAGTCCCCTCCTAAGGGGTGGTACACTTGTACCATTGAGGACGTGGATAGCCGAGAGGTCGGGAGCAACAGTAAGCACCCTGGTAATGAATTCTGGAATGTCACCTTTGACATTGCAGAGGGAGATTACCAAGGCCGTAAGCTGTTCACCAACCTTATGCTTCCTTGCCAGGTTTGCGCTGAAGCAGGAGGACAGGCTGAAGGCCACAACGCTAAGGACTACAGCCCGTTTATGCTGCTTGGCATCTTGAAGGCTGCCGGCTGGGTTGACGCAAACGATGACGACCCAGAAATTGACGTTGAGGCTGGCGACCTTGAGGGTCTTAAGCTCGACGTTTACGCTCGCCCTCGTAAGGATGATGCCGAGCAAGCCGACGTTCGTAAGTTCCGTCCTGCTGAATCAGCAGACAAGTCTGACGTGGTTTAGCGGCTGGTCAACCACTAAGGCCCCACCCTGTTTATCGCAAACATAGGCCGCAAGCACAGGCCGTAAGCATAAGCAGGGTGGGGCCAACCACAGGAGCCCCCAGCACACAGTTACGCGGGGTTAGGATGAAAGATGAAATAGCAGCCTTCCTGCAAGTTATTTTTGAACATGATGAGGGTATTGTATGCCTTTCTACTAAAGACCCTAACACGGGGTTATGGAGTGATCATTACTTTAGCTGGCCTGCAGACAGAGATGAAATTGCAGAGTTTGCAGCTCAAAAAGGAGTTGAAGAGGATGTTTACTTCTGCCCTAACATTCTAGGTTCTAATAAATGTAGAAAGTCTAACGTTATTGGCTGCAGCAATGTCTGGGCAGACGTTGATGAGTGCGATCCTGAAGACTTCACTCTTACACCATCAATTGTCATAGAAACTAGTCCAGACAAGACTCAAGCCTACTGGCTTCTAGATGAACAGGTTGATCCAGTAAAAGCCGAGGCTATCGCTAAATCCATTGCTTACGAAAACACTACAGACCGAAATGGCTGGAACCTGGCTAGACGTCTTCGTGTTCCTAATACTTACAACTATAAGTACGACAAGCCTAAGCGCGTAAGTATTGCCGATTTTAACGGTGAACGCTACTCTATAGAGAAGTTAAGCAGTACCTATTATATCGACGTTAATAACTATAGCGTTACTGATATGCCCAAGCCAGAAGTTGAAGACCTAGAACCAGCGCAAGACATCTTAGAAAGAAACAAGGTTACACTGAATCCTAGAGTCTTTGACTCATTTCATAATCCTCCACAAAGTAAGGACTGGTCTAGTACACTTTGGGAGTTAGAACTACTACTTATAGAGTCAGGATTTTCCGACGAAGAAACCTTTGCTGTTTGTCGTAGTGCTGCTTGCAATAAGTATGCTAGAGATAATCGTCCAGAGTCTGATCTATGGAATGAAATCCAAAAGGCTAAGCAAAGTAGTGAAGACGATTCCCCTGTGGACATAATCAGTTCTGCTTTTGTTAGTCCAATACTTACTGACGAGCAACGTGATGAGGCTGCCAACACCTACGACATGGTCCAGGAGTATGTAGATTGGGCGAGGAAGCAGTCAGATGCGGCTTGGCAGTACCACCAGGCGGGAATATTTACTGTATTGTCTACTTTGCTGACGGGAGCAGTACGCTTGCCCATGAGTTTCGGAACGATGCGCCCCAACCTGTGGTTTATGATATTGGGCGATACTACTCTTACACGGAAGTCCACAGCGATGGATATGGCAACGGACATGCTGGAAGAAGTAGATCAAGATGCGTTACTTGCGACGGATGGGTCGATAGAAGGACTGCTTACGCAGCTATCTACACGTCCTGGTCGCCCGTCACTATTCTTGCGGGACGAGATTACAGGGTTGGTAGACTCGGTGAACAAGAAGGAATATTACGCAGGTATGCTGGAAACTTTTACAAAGCTTTACGATGGTAAACGTCAGAGGAGAATGCTCAGAAAGGAAGATATAGACATTAGAGATCCTAACTTCATATTCTTTGGAGGTGGGATCAAGTCAAGAATGGAAGAACTCCTTACGTACAATCATGTTAATTCAGGTTTTATCCCACGCTTTTGCTTCGTTTCGGCGAAGACTGATACTACCAAACTTAAACCTATGGGGCCACCTACTGAGAAGGACAAGACATTTTATAACAAGTTTGTTATTAGGCTAATACAGCTTCATAAATACTATTGGCACTCAAGGGACGAGGAAGGTAATAGGAAAATTTGGGAAGTGGAATTGACAGACGATGCTTGGTATTATTACAACCAGTTTGAGTATAGGATGATTGAAGATGTAGTCGAGAATCCGCAGAAAGACGTTTATACGCCAGTTATGGCTCGTCTTGCTAATTCAGGACTGAAAGTAGCTATGCTCTTAGCAGCCATTGACCCTGGTAATAAGGGTGACGTAGTTGTCAATACTAGCCATCTTTTTAGAGCTTTCTACTTCATTGAGCAATGGCGCGAGCACGCAGTTGATCTAATCAGTAATATTGGTTCTGACGAGGACGAGAAGCGTATTAGTCAAATTATGAATATGATCTACGCCAAACCAGGAATTACTAAGACTGAGCTTATGCGCACCAGTAAGTTCCGTCCGCAGCAAATGGAAGCTGTCTTGGAGACCCTTAGACAGCGTGAAATGATCTACACTTCTAAGGGCAATGATGGCCGCCTTCATGCTAGGCCACTCCACGATTGAGGTGTCAAAAACGGCATATTACGGTGCTGACGACCCAGAAGATATTGTCAGTAAGACAGCAGACCTTGCCCGAAATAACATGCTCAGCCAGGATCAGGCTGAAACATTGTTAGAAGCGTTAGAAGCTAATCTATGTGTGCTCTGCGTCAAGCACTCTGAGGTAGTATTTTGTATGGAATGTTATAAGCTTATTATGTCCAAGTTAGATAGGGTCAAGTTCGAGCGTGATATGTACCACGAGGAGACTAAATGATTACTAGAGCGGACCAACGCGCTGAATGGCTTGGTGAACACTACAACTTCCTAATGGGAAGGTTCAAGGCTCAAGCACATGTCTGTCCTAATGACAGCTTTTTTGCCTTGTGTGGAGAAGAATGCGTCAATAATCCCCCACGCTTTGACCTTGGCATTAGGTCTTGCAAGCCGTGCAGGGAAGAGGCAGAGTCGTTAGCTAAAGAGGCAATAAAATAATGTCATGCCCCAGATGCCTCTCTACAGAAACCTTCGTCTATGATACCCACATAACAGACGGTATCCGATTACGGAGAAGGAAATGTTCAGAATGCGTGTTTAAATTTGTCACAGAGGAGAGAATAATTGGTTTCCGGTAAAGAGCTTCCCATGCAGATGGGAGCAATGTGCGACCAATGCCCCCTAAAAAACGAGAAAGCGGTCCACAGTGATGGCCCACAGGGGGCGGAGTATGCAGTAGTAGGGGAGGCACCTGGACGCAGAGAAATATCTAAAGGATTGCCCTTCATTGGACATTCCGGTAAATTACTGAATGCAACACTAGAGGACGCTGGTCTAAACCGTTCAGAAGTCTTTTCCACAAACACAGTCCTATGTAGACCTCCAGGAAAAGACGCAGAGATACCTAATAAAGCTGTAGAATGCTGCAGACCTAGACTCCAACATGAAATAGCTTCATTGCCAAACCTTAAACGTGTACTAGCTACAGGCAATACAGCAGCCACGGAATTTTTAAATTACAAGACCAAAATCACTAGAGACAGGATTGGTCAACCTCGTTTTTCCGACAAATATGGTGTTACCGTGGTGCCGACCATTCACCCTGCTGCCATATTGCGTACGGCTGACCACTTTCCTACTTTCGTACGTGACGTCCATAAGCTGACGAACTCCGACAATGATTGGCATCCGCCCAATTACGAAGTCTATAACGAACCGTATCCTGCTAAACGGGCCCTTGTCAATGTCCCACAGGGAAGGGAAATCGCTGTAGATATTGAGACTACAGTAGAGAAGGACAACAGTTTTCAGCATCCTGAGACTTTGATCTGTGTCGGTATCGCTTTAGACCAAGATAATGCTATTATTATAGAACGTGATGCGCTGAAGAATGACAGTGTTAAGTACGAACTAGCTGAGCTTTTAGATAGGACTAATGTAGTTTACCACAACGGCAAGTTTGATGTTGGAGTTCTGTGGCAACAGTTTTTGATTATCAACATGGAAGGAGCTATCTACGGTGATACTATGCTAGCGTCTTACTGTCTTGATGAAAGGCCCGGACATCATTCATTAGACGAGCTTAGTCAGGATCTACTAGGAAGTCCTAACTGGAAGCATGTAACTAAGCAGTATGATACCTTCGAGGATATGCCTCCTGAGGTCTTAGACGAATACAATGCTTATGATGTCTGCAACACCCTTCGCCTGTGGGCCATGCTAAGGGGCCGCTTGGTCGCTGAAGAACTAGATAAGTTACACGACAACTTATGCATGATTAGCGAGGGACTCATTAAGATTGAGAACGCAGGCATCAATGTGGATCTTGATTACTTAAACGGGCTTGATGAAGAATTCACTAACAACCTTGCTTCGCTGGAATCAGAACTCAAAGAAATTAGTTCGCTAGGAAACCCTCGTTCATGGCAGCAAGTTACCCAGACGCTTTATACTGAATTCGGTGTTGAGACGCCTAGTACAGATAAAGAGCACTTGACTCAGATTTATAAGGGAGCTAGGGAACAAGGTTTTGATAGTCTTGCTCACTTTGTAGATTTGCTATTACAGCACCGTAAGTCTACTAAGCTGCTTGGCACATACGTGAACGGGATCAGGTCTAGGCTTACTAATGATGGCCGCATTAAGCCTAGCTTCTTGCTTCATGCTACTACTACTGGGCGTACTAGTAGCCGCAATCCTAACATGCAGACAATCCCTAGAGAATCTGGTATCCGTAACGTGTTTATCCCTGACGATGAAGACCATGTACTGGTTTACGCTGATTTCGATAACATTGAAGGCCGCATTACTGCTGTGCTTGCAGACGATTACAATCTTCAGCGTTTGTTCGCAAAAGGCATCAAACCGCATAAAGCAGTTGCTAAGGCTGTGTTTGGAGAAGATTACTCAAGTGAAGATTATGTGCTAGCTAAGTCAGTCACTCATGGTGTCAACTACAAGCGTACTCCTCATGGTATTGCAGAAGGGTTGGATATTCCACTTCATAAAGCTACCAAGGTATACAACGAGTACATGAAGATGGCACCTGGACTGCCAGAATGGCACAATAAGGTTTACAAACATGTAATTGTTGAACAAGAAGATATTGTAACTCCCTTTGGTCGCAGGCGTCGGTTCCCATTGATTACTAAGGAGAACATGGAAGATGTATGGCGTGAAGCAGTGGCATTTGAGCCTCAGAGTATTGCAAGTGACCTTAATACTTTCGCGGGGATATATTTGCACAAGGCTGGCTATGATATTCGTCTTTTCATTCACGACGCATTATTACTACAAGTTCCACGTGAGAATGCAGAGGATGAGGCAAGAAACATTTCAGAACTGATGCAGCAGTCAGCAGAAGCGAACTTCCCGTGGAAAATGAGCTTTCCAGTAGAAGCAGAATCAGGCTATAGATGGAGAGAGTGTGAATGATGATTGTTTGGGG